AGAACGACCAAAACTTGTCCATAATACTCATGCGATCTTCGGCTTGGGCTATCGTTTGCAATCCCTTCGTTCTGGCAGCCATAGCAGCATTAAACTGCAGCAAGGCGAGATCAGACCGTGCCTTGACAAGACCAAAAGACGACGGGTTATAGTCCGGCACAAGCCCTTTATCCCCTCCCCTTTCGCCCCACTGCCAGTATTTCACTGACTCTTCCCTCAAACCGGAGAATTTACCACGTGCCCAATCGTCAAACGCGACATTCACCCCTGACATCAGGTCCGTTCCGTAGTCTGCCAGCATTTCTTCCGCTGAGGAATAGCCAAGTGGACCTGCCAGTACAGACTCTACCCCACTTGTTTGCACTGCGGCTGTGGTCATGATTCCGCTCTCTTCAGCATATCGTATTCTATTTTTCAGAGTCAATTCATCTACTTTATAACCAGCCTCAATCATGGCCAACGCCATGGCTCTAGAAGACAATAATGCCTGCTCAAATGCTCCTGAAGTCTGGTCCATGGATCGTAGAAAACGTGCATCTGTGGGGAAGAATGCCTTCATCTTCAAATTCAATCCAGCCATGGATTTCTTGGCTTGTTCCATCTCCTCCTTATCTACATTCAGACCCCTGGCATATTTGTCGCGTACGACGTTCACATCCATCAACTGCTTCTTCATCAGGTCCATACCAGGAGCACTGAATTTACCGGACTCCTCCATCATCTTCAGGTGTCTGCCCATCTCATCAAATACTTTACCAGGAGCAAGTGGTATCTTCGCTTTTTCGAGATTAGCCGCTGTTGCCAAGGTTGCTGTGTATTCGCTCAGTGCACCAGAGAATTCACGCTGCACTGACTCCGACTCTCTTATGGACCTGGTGTGCACAGTTGCAGCTTGCACCAAATCCAACTTCTGCGATGCAATAGCATTTGAGGCTTCACCCCCACCTTTGATCCAGTTCCACACCCTTGTGAGATATGGCCACATGAGTTGCAATGCGCTAAACACCAAGCCAATTGGTAGAAAGATCTTATACCACAATTTGCCTATACTCAGGCCAGCGACATTGGCTGCTGCGCCAACAGTTTCAGTTGCTGCGGCAGCACCAACGGCGGCTGTGCGATAGAGGCCGAGTCTGGTGGCCATTCTAGTAAATACGCCAGAAGCGGCTATCCCAGTGGTGTTGAGAAAACCAAGACCAACACCAACAATTCTTGATATGCCGGCGACAGCCAGCATGGGACCAACTATGAGCAAAAAGGCTCCGGCGGTGTTGGTTAGTATGCCGAACAGAAACGAAACGACCGGACTGGACTCGGCCATTGACCTGAGGCCTTCGGAAATTGAGAAGAAGAAATCGGCAACTGGTTTCAGCATCTGTGCGAGTGGGGCAAATGCTGTTGCCACCAGCAGTCCCAGAGATTCCGTAAGAATTTCTACCTTGGCGGACAGTGTTCCCATCCACATTTCATTTTGCTGTTGAAGCATACCGCCAGATGCTGCTCCTTCACGGAGCATATAGTCGTAGGCTTCTGCACCATACAACGTGGCCCCAGATTGTGTAAGTATGCCTTTCGTCATACCAGTGATATTGGCCATGACGGCCTTGCTGGCTCTGTCGCCAAACGCCAGTTTCATTTGATTCGAAAAATAAGTCATGTTTTTGCCGTGGGTGCCAGCAGCCATGGCGAGTGACACCATGATATCACGAACAGTCAGAAAGGCGCCTCCCTGCGCCACCGTTACGCCAAGTCCAGCCTGCAACTGCGCACGAATTTTTGGATCTCCAAGGCGCGCCATTGCTGTCTTCAGTCCCGTTCCAGCTTCCTCCGCTCTCAGTCCGGCCTTGATGGACATCAAGTACGCGGGCAGGATGTCTTCAAAACTGGCTCCGACAAAGCCGGCGGCCACGCCCAGTTTTCCCATGCCGCCTTCCATCATGTTGATATCCACTCCGGCGGCTCGAGTCATCGCCGACATCTTATTCAACGCGGGCTCTACATCCTCAGACTTCATCCTGAACGCGCCCATCATCGTTGCAGCCAACTTCGCCGCCTTGGGCAGGTTCTTTCCCATGCGTGACTGCGCCAGCATCATTGTGGGTTCTGCGAGTTTGATGGTGGCATCCACATCACGAACCGCCAGGTTGAGCAGTTTCATGCCTTCAAGAGCTTCTGTCGGTTTGAACACTGTCTGCGCAGCAGCTTTCAAGGCCGCAACTCGCAGTCGATTCAGACTCTCCCCTGTAATGCCAGTAGCAACACCGAGATTAACCTCGGCCTCTTCAAGATCCATGGCAGACTTCACACCACCCATCATGAGTCGTGAGGCGTGTTTCACAACAATCAGTGCGTTATACGCACCAGCCAACTCCTGAAGACCACCGGCATGCTCTTTTGCATCCGCCGTACTTTGCTTCATACTGCTTGCAGTTTTACTTACCGCCTGCCCCGCCACGGTGGTGGCGGCGGAGAAAGCCTGTGATGCCGGCAGCAATGAGGTGCCAATCTGTGCAGATACCCCTTGCAGACTGCCCATCAATTCTCTGACTCCAAGTCCTTGCCCGACAACGGCCTTGGAAGCCCCGGCCATGCTCCTGAATGCAGCAGCAACAGAATTGACAGCATTGGCCACTGTGTTGGCCACAGTTGACAGATTGTCTATACCCTTGAATTCGAATGATATAGTATTGGAAACGTTTCTTGCCATTAGATCTTCCGCATGGCCCGCTTGGCCGCCGAGATCTCTTTGCTGCGCTGCTCGTCCAATAGCTCCAGCAGCGTGTTACGGTGACCCACCGGCAAATCCAATACTTCACTCCACGAGATATTCAAGCCAGAAAGTTCTGGCGGCTGCAGACAAAGGTAGAAGTTGGCTGTCAACCATTCTCTTTCATTTGCGAACGCGCAAAGCGCTTCCGATTCGAAAAGAAACTCGCTTCGAAAGGGAGAACGACCTGTTGCAGTCTAAAACAGGACGGGCATTCGATATCGAACGTTGTGTTCACACCCCCTTCCAGTTCATCCGTGGCGTCCCATAGAAAATCTGCATCGGCCGCCTCCAGTTCTTCCACTGCCTGCATAACCTCGCGCCAATGAGTCTTGCCTTGCATCTCCACAATGCGCCTTGTCAGATGATGCGTGAGTATCTTGCCATCATCCTGTGTGCCAAGCGAAGCGAAGAACTCATCATCCTTACCCGTCAGCAGTCTACACCTGATTTGCTCGCCATTCTTCATTGTCACAGTCAAAGGCTCACCGGTTTGCACATGGTGCTGTCCAGCCTCAGACACAGGCTGCACGTCCAGTTCAAGCAGATTGATGTTCCACATGTAGTGATGCTTGCATGCAGAACAAGTGACTCTGAAGTCGTAGTCCGAACCGTATGAGGCTACACGCAACTGAATCAACAGGTATGCGCGATCTGCGCCCAACAGGTAGTCAAAGTTGGGCTTGCCTCCGGAGAAAGAGTAAGGGCCAAGCTCTTTCGTTTCTAACCAGCACGACTCCAGAAGCTGGCTTAGCACCTTACCGGATTTGACGAGTTTTCTATTGGAAAAAAGCTCCTCGTCGCGTACCTTCATCCCGCGTAGGGAGCCTTTTAGCCCAGAAGGGCAGCTCACTTCAAACATTTCTTTACCTCCGTCTTTACCTGTGGTGCCATGGCACCGAAACTACTCGAATGCTATCACGCCAGCAAGTCGAACCAATCGAATGTCAATGTGATAGATTCGATGACCGCCTCGTCTGCCGTGTTATCCCACTCGCCGGCCACAAACTTCTGCACCCACGCATTGTGCAACAGCCATTCGCGAAGGTGCGTCTTGCCGTCCCTGTCTATCTGCAGAATGCTGATGTTGCGCATGTAGTTGTCGGTTTGCAACCCCGCGCCACGGGTCGGAAACCCGCCAATCGCGGCATTAGCCACCTGTGTGGCCCAGTTGTAGAAACTGACGGACGAACTGGCCCCGCGCTCCAGTGTGACATCGGCCACCGTCAGACGTCCAGGAGCTTTCCACGGAATGACCGAACCTCCCTCCCAGTACTCAATCTTTGCTACCTCATAGCTCAACTCGGAACACTTTTGAAAACCAGCAGTCATTCCGGGCACGCCAACCAGGAATTGATGCTTGGGATAAAGCTCGCGCTGGCCGCTGCCGCCAAGCATTTGAGGATTCTCAGTGATGGGCATCGATGCACCTCCAGTTAGCAGAATCGGTCCTGCTTCGATTCATTACCTCAACCGTTTGGCCTATGCGCCAAACAGTTCCTGTTCTAGAGCTCTGGTGTCCTTTACCACTCTGATGACAACGAATTCAGCCGGCGCATTGGTCGCCATGCCGACACGGATCACCATCTGTCCAGAACGCACGACGGATGGCGGATTCAGGGCATCACTGACATCAACAAAGAACGCCGTGGCTGGATCACGTGAGGCGAATGCTCCACGACGCATCCATCCATGCAACAGTGCATATACATCTCGATAAACGGCGGTTCTGAGCTCCGGAGTGTTGTTTCGATGCTTGACCCACTGCAGACCGGAGTAGAGCTGAGCTTCGATGTAGGAGACTCCACGGCGTTCGCCGACACTGGGAAAGTTTCCTGTCGCCTTCAATGTACGAGCCCCGTCGATGAAGATTCCGTAACCACGAAGGTACGTGATTGGATTGATTCGCAACGGGAAGATACGATCTCGAACGCTGTCGAATTTGACGGTATCGTTCTCGAGTCCCACCACGCCATACGGTTTACCACCATCGGTACCCGCTGGCTGGTAGAACGGCCCCTCTGTGTAGGCTGCATCATCTCGCGCCATGATGCCAGCGATGTAACCGGAGGGAGCAACGGTGATCGTCTGCACATTCGATCCAAAGATGACCCTGGATGGATTGGCGATGATCAACCGTGGCCAGTACAACGCGGCGTTCTCCGTTACACCCTCGGAGCCAAGATTCGCTTGCTGTGTCCTGACACCAGCGTCAGACAGACCAGCCTGGGGATCGAGAACACCGAACACCAACTTGTTCCGCACGATCTCGCAGTAGTTGACGATTGCCTTTTGCACAGTGGCCGAGCACGAATCCGGAACGGACAGAATCGTCAGGTCGTCTGCAGAGTCCAGGGCGTACAATCCGGTCCTGAGCGTGACGTCGCCGATGTAATCGGTGTCGCCAAGGCTTGCCAGTCCGTCATCGCCAGCAGACAATGTTGAACCTGACGTACTTGCTGGCTTGCGTTGCTCAACCGTACCGGTGGCACTGAGGTCATCGGCCTCGATGTACCATGATCCAGTTCCTTCAGCGTTCACCACGGTCTCCACGTACCTGGCAAGCGTGGTGTCCATGGTGACATTCGGAAAGCTCTCGACCACGTCTGTACCCCTGAGCACGTTCAGGTTGAACTCTGAAGCCGTGCCGGAAGTGGCAGTGGTGACCTGAGCCTTCAGGCTGTTGGCGTAGACACCCGGTGATTTGCCCCATACTTTCAACGTGCTCTGCGTCGAAGAGTCGGAGCCTGTGTGCAATGCTGTGTCGAGACCAAGAACCGTCTCAACCGTCGAGGAGCTCTTCACCTGCAGCGTCGAAGCGACTCCCGTGTCGACGGTGGAGATCTTCACAGCACCGGACACAGAGACAATGGCCACGCCGCCGCCGCTGGTCCACGCAGCCTCGACAACCGTCTCGACCTCGGAGATCGTGACGGCTTTGATGTTAGACACATTGCCGGTGCCTTGTGCCTCACTGAGTGAGAAGGCGAGGATGGCATTGGCCGAGCCGCCGGTGATTTCGACGTAGGAGCCAGTGCCACGCCGGTCGGACTCGATGCTGACCTTGGTGTGACCTGTGGCCAGCTTGGCCTTGGCCCCATAGATCTGTGCATTGACAGCAATGACAACTTCCTCCGCCGTGGCCGCAGCTGGAACAGCGAAGTATGTATTTGGGAAGGTGAGCGTCTGCACGACGTCGCGGTCGATCTTCACTGTCAATGCTTCGTCACCGCCGGCGGAGAAGTCATACGTCTCGGCGTTGGCACAGGCCACAGATGCTGGAGTGGCGGTGAAGGTCGCTGTCTGATCGGCCAGACCGTCGACGCTACCGATCAGCGTGTCACCGGCTGTCATCACCCATGGACCGGTTGTTGACCCTTGCACATATGCAGCACTGGCAGAGATGGCATTCGTTGACAGAGTCGCAGACGCCCTGACCGCCGTCGCAACTCCGCCTGCATAGTGACACGTGCGAACCACGTAACACTGCCTGCCGCCTTGCAGGTAGAAGGCGCGAACGGCCAAAGCCATTTCTCGCCCACTGATCATCCCTCCAAAATTCTGCTCGTACTCCGAATAGGAGCCGAGCAACGTGGCTGTTCCTATGGGCCCGCGTTCCGCAATGCCCACGATACCATAGACAGCACTTGGCGCCGACGGAAAACCTCTGATGATCGGCTCCTCTTCACTGATCACTACTTTTGACGAAAGAAGCTCTGGCATTGCTGGCCTCCGAATCTCTTTTTGTGGCGAACGAAGCCCATCCCGTTACAAGGTGATTGACTCCACAAGCACTCCATTAAACTTCTGAGCCTGAAGCCG